AGAGACGACGCCGAAGATGCTCTGCAGCTCGGCGACGAAGGCCGCCCTCGCGGTCGCCTTCGCTTCGGCTGCGACGCTATCGAGCGCCGCCCTGTAGTCGAGCACCGACTGGACGTGCTCCGGCGGCAGGACGGAGAGGTCGACGTGGCAGCGCCGCTTCGGCCACTCCCGCGCGGCGATCTGCGCCTGCGCGTCCTGGAACGCGGCCGTCGCCGCGTCGAGATCCGCTCGCGCCCTGGCGAGCGCCGCGTCGTCCTTCGGGTCTGCCTGCTCGATCGCTAACTGCGCGGCGGCCATCGCACGGTCGGCGTCGTCCTCGGCGCGCCGCAGCTCGTCCGGGATCCCGGGCGCGAGGTACGTGGCGACGCACTCCGCGTCGGGCTTGTCCGTCCGCGTGATGACGAAGTGCCCGGCCTCGTCCTTCGAGGGCACCCAGTCGTCCGGCATGACGGCGATCACGTCGCCCTCGTACGTGACGATCGCGACGACCTTGCCCTGCGCGTCCTTCTTCTGGTGGGACTCGATCAGGACCGGGTCTGCGTAGTGGACGAGCTGCGCCATCAGGTCACCCCGGGCGGGACGAGCGCCTAGTCGAGGTCGATGGTGAGCGCCCCCGCGGCGATCTTCGCAACCGGGTTGCCCGTCGAGACGACGACCGGGATCACCTTGTGGACCACCCCGTCGCCGTCCGCGGTGACGTCGATCGTGGAGCCGCCGGACGTCGCCGCGAGCGTGTACGTGTCCGCGTCGGGCACGGTCTTCACGAAGTAGACGGTGCCCTCGGTGATGCCCGTGGGGAACGTCGTGTTGGGCAGCGGGAGGAAGACCACGCGGTCGTCGACCACCAGGCCGTGGCCCTTGCTGGTGATGACGTCCGTCGAGTTCTCCGCGTTGAAGGTGTGGAAGCCAGTCGCCGGCCCGAGCGGCCCGTAGGCGAGGATCTGCGACGCGCCGCTCACCACCTTGCCGACGGACCAGAACAGCAGCGTGTTCGTGCCGGCCGTGCAGGTCGGGTACTGGATGTCCGCGGCGTTGACCACCCGGTTGTTGGTGACCGTCCAGCCGCCCGACGTCCTCGCGACCGTCTGCCGCGCGTAGCCCGTGTAGTCCGCCTCGCCGGTCGTCTGGTCGCCGGCCTCGCCCGGGTTCGTCTTGTGGAGCGCCACGAAGAGGTTTCCGAGCGGCGACGTGGCGTCGTTCTCCGCGAGGTCCGCGATCGCCGTCGCGTTGAAGAAGAGCTTTAGGACGTCGTTCTCGAACGTGTTTCCGAGGCTCATGTGCGCTGTCTCCTGCGGGGCCGCTGCGGAACCGTCCCGCGCTGAGTCTAGCCGGGCCGGAGTCCCGCGCGCCGAGGAACGCCCGACCCGTCAGTTGGGGGCAGGGCGGCGCTCTGGAGGCAGAGCGTAGCGCTCCACCAGCCGCTCGAGGCGCGCGCAGACGTCGCAGATCGTGTCCGCCGCCGTCGCGAAGCGCACGCCGGCTGCAGCGAGCTCGCGCATCGCCACGTTGCCCTCGCCCTGGCGCGCGTGGCACTCCTTCGCTGTGTCGGAAGACTGCGCGTGCGTCGACAGTCGCTCGTCGCGGTTGCGCTCCTGCGTCTCCTTGATCGAGAGGAGGAACTGCGCCTGCATCGCTTCGATCGATGCCTTGTGGCGCTCCTCCTTTTTGTCGAGGTAGCGGAACACGATGATCGCGAACGCCACGAAGAGCGCGAGCGCCGGGACCTGCTGCCCGATCGCCGTCCACATCGACGGCTCGGGCAGAGCCGGCGTGGCGTCCGCCAGGAGCGGGATCACGAGTCCACCGTCCAGGTACCGCCCTTCGTCTGGACCGCCCAGCGCGTGCCGCTCACCGCGGTGATGCGCAGCGTGTTCCCGTCTGCCGCGCTGCTCTGCAGGTAGCCCGGCGTCGCCGTCTCGGCGCCGCCCTGGTCCCCGATGAAGTCGTTCCCGACGGTGAGCACCTTCATCTTGAAGGCAGCCACCGTCGAGAACTCGTACCACAGACCCTGGGCGGCCGGCGGCAGCTCGAGCGTGATGTCCGCGCCGGCGGCGGCGTTCGTGAAGAGCGTGCCGCAGTCGGCCTCGGTGATCGTGTAGTTCGACGTCTTCGCCGCGACCTTCTGCTTGAGCGTCGCGCCCGAGGTGAAGTTGAAGCACCCCATGATCTCGATCACGAGTCCCGTCCGCTTGACGAGCACCCACTTCTTCGTGTCGTCGAGCACCAGGTCGTCCAGGTCCACGGTGTTGAACTGCCCGTCGCTGCCGGCCGCGTGCTTGATGGTGATGACGTGCGCGGAGTTCGCGCAGCGCAGCCACGCGAGGCCGCCGTCCGGGATGTTCGTCAGCGCCAGGTTCGTCAGGTCGTCGGTTGCTGCGCCTCCCTCGCTCTCGATGGAGAAGACGCGCGCGACCTGCTCCGGCGCGGTGGCCACGCCGCTGGCGATCGTCAGCTGCGTCTCCGCGCCGTAGCCCGGGACCTCGCTCACGACGTCGCGGACCTGCTCGAGGCCGACCTTCACCTCGCCGCTCTTCCGCGACGCGTTGCTCAGGTAGTCCACTGCCGGAAGGTTCGTCATCTCAGTACCCCCGAATGCGGATGTCGATCAGGCCCACCACGGGCGCGCCAAGGAAGTTCACGACGTAGATCAGCGGTCCCTTGCCTCCGTCCGTGTCTCCGAGCTTCACGGCGATCGCGTCGGCGTGCGCGACCATGTAGTGGATCATCCAGCTCTCGATCTCGACGTGCGCGTACGTCCTCGAGAGCGGGAGTCTAGTGCCCTCCGCGGTGATCGGCAGTTTCTGGAAGCTCTCGAACTGGTCGGGCGCTGTGATCTTCGCCTCGATCGACGCCACCTCCGGCCGCACGTGGCCGCCGGGGAGCTGGAGTCTGAACTCGATCGGCTGCGCCGTCACGCCGCCGATGCTCCCGTTCCACGGCCGCCACGCGCCCACGCCCTGCGGCCAGAACAGCGCGTCGTCGTCCGCGTCCCAGAAGTCCGTCGCGTCGGGATCCCAGAAGAGCGCGGACTCCACGCGGTACTGCAGGCGGGCGCCGGGCGTCGTCACGTCGAAGCTCACGGTCAGCAGCGCGTCCCTTGCCTGCGTCTGCGGCGTGAGGATGAACGAGTACTCGAGCGGCCTGTACTTCGCGTCCCAGAAGACCTCGTCGTCGTCCGCCGGCCAGAAGGGCTCGTCGTCGCCGATGTCCTGCGGCCAGAACAGCTCGACGTCGTTTTTCCAGAAGAGCCGCTCGTCGTCGACGTGCCAGAAGAGGTCCGCGCCGCGCGCCTGCGGCCAGAAGAACTGGTTCGGGTCGATCGTCGCCTTGAGCACGCCGGCGTCGACGGCGCCGCCCTGGATCGTGCCGGAGAAGCCGCCCGTCGCCTCGTCGTGGACCACGACCACGTTCGGGAGCGCCGGGTCGTCGATCTCCACGATGCTGATCGTCGGGACGGACTCCAGCCCGTCCGCGTTCACCGCGGTCACCGCGACAGAGAGGACCCCGGGCGGGAGGAAGCACTTCGGGAACGGCGGCGTGGGCCACAGGCCCGGGTGCGCGGGCTCCATGCTGTCGAAGAAGCGGTGGTCCCCGTTCGCGAAGCGCAGCTTGTAGCCCTGGACGCCGACCGAGCGGTTGGGGTCGCTCCAGTCGATCCCGCACGGGCCCACGCGCACCTCGTCGACCGCAGCGGGCCGCGGGATGGTGCCCTCGCCCACCAGCCCCCGCACGAGCTCCCACGCGCTCGCGCGCCCGAGGGTGTCCACCTCGCGAATGCGCATGTCGTACTCGACGCCGAGCTCGATCCCGCAGCAGACGTCGAGCTCCTCCGTGTCCGCGTGCAGGCGCGGCATGCGCGTCCACGGGTCGTCCTCGTCCGCGTCGGACGGGCGCCACTCGTACTCCCAGAAGGTCTCGAGTCCCATCAGTGCTTCTTCTTACCACCCCGGCGGCGGACTCGCACTCTGATCCGCGGCGTCGACGGCTTCGCGGCGCCGCTGTTCGCGCTCGGCGCCGGGCCGTCGGTGATCGCCGCTGGCGTCGCGTGCTCCGTCACCTCGGAGCCGGGCGTTCCGCCGACGTCGGGTCCGGCCGGCGGCTCGTCCTCCGGCACGCGCGTGTTCGGAGGAACCTCGCCGGCGATCAGCTCGCCGGAGGCCCACGCGGGGACTCCGCCGGTGTAGGACGTGCGGACGGTCGGTGCGTCGTCGAGCAGCGTCAGCCGCGCGTTCATCTGCGCGGTCGGAAGGATCTCCTTGACGAGCATCGCCTTCGTCTCGGAGCCGAACACGCCGAAGAACCACAGGTCGTCGGGCTTGATCTTCAACTCCGCGACGGGCACGGGCGTTGCGAACGTGAGCTCCTTGTTTTTCCCCACCACAGCGACGAGCACCTGGACCTCCTCCGTGAGGTCGTCGTGGCGAATGCGAAGCCCGTAGGTCGGACCCGACTCCATCACGCACACCTGATCGACGAAGACACTGGTGGCGTCGCCGCCGATGTTCGTCGCGACGACCTGGACGCGTCCCGTCGCAACCGTGCTCTGGATGAAGTCCTGCTGCAGCCGGACCAGATCGCCGCGCTCGCAGACGAGCGTCCCCTCCGGGTCGCAGTCGATGCTCCAGACGTTTGCGCGATCGCGGAGGACCGCGAGGTTGTAGCGCCCGAGCACGTACGCCTGCAGCCCGTTGTCGACGCCGGGGAACTCCATCACCTCGAAGATGGTGGCCACGTCCGTGCTGCCGGCGCCGTCGAGCGAGTAGCCGTCCGCGTAGACGGGCTCCTCGTGCCACTTGTAGTCGAGCGCGGGATCCTGCCACCGCACTCGGAGTGCGTGCGGGACGTCAGGGAAGACGCGCGTGACGCTCGCGTTCCAGGAGTTCCTCGGCCCGAACCACCCCGCGGGCGTGTCCTGGTCGAGGTCCTCGACGACGCTGTGCTTGCCGTCGCGCACCGTCCGCGACGCCAGGCCACACGCGGCGACGAGCTCGAGCCGCGCCTTCACCGTGCCGACGTCGTCAAACGCGCCGTTGAACGTGAGCTTGTTCGTGTCGCAGTTCACAGACCACCGCTGCAGCCGCTCGAGGTCGATCTCGTCGTCGCTCGCCGGCAGGTGGTTGTCCGCCGCCTGGAGGATCTCCCTGAAGACCGCGGCGGGGTTGCCCGTGGGCGCTTCGACCCACGCGCTCCCGTTCCACTTCGGGATGCGACTCGTGACCTTCAGGTTGAGCGCGTCGATGACTCCCGTGAGCTGGTTGCTCGCGAGGATGGCGATCGCCACCAACGCGTGGCCCTGGAGGTTCGACAGGTCGAGCACGCGGTGCGTCCGCAGCATGATCCAGAGCGTCAGGTCGGTGATCCCGTCGTCGCCCGGCGCCGGCGTCTGCCGCGTGAGCCGCACGTCGTACTGCCCCTTCGCGACCTCCCACCGCATCGAGCGGACGATCGGCTTGTTGTTCGCCGTCTCGACCTTCATGGGGGACTCGGGCGCCTTCTGCCAGTCGTTCTCGCCGACCTTCCGGTACTCGACCTGCACGCGCACGATCCAGTCCGAGATCTCGCCGCTGTCGCGCCTGTAGCCCACCCCGAGCGGCCACTGCACGTCGACGGAGAGCGCCGTCGCGTCGACGAGGGAGCGGCGCGTCTCCGGGTAGAAGTCCCCGAGCTTCGCCGGCACGATGTGGAGGCCCGGGTTGAACGGTGCTCCTGCCTGGTTGTAGACGACGCTCGACGGCACCAGCTCGATCGGCCCGCGAAGCTGGATCGACAGCGGGGTCTGGTGCACCTCCTGGTCGATGAGCGTGATGGGTTCATCGTCGTCGCGTCCGCGACGGAACTCGATCTCGACGCCGCGGAAGTCGCCGTCGAGCACGAAGTCGGGCGTCGGACCGCCCGCGGCCATCCAGCTCCACGTGCCGGTGACGTTCGGCAGCCCGAAGGGGACGGACTCCCGCTTGACGACCTTGCCGCTCGCCGACGTGTACTTCAGGTCCACCGCCAGCGCGCGGTGCACCAGCGTGACTTCCGCGGTGACCGTGTTGACGTCCGCGAGCACGCAGAACTTCACGCGATCGCCGCGGTGGATCGCCGGCGTCGTCATCTTCCCCGTGTACTGCACCGCCACGTTCGCGAGCAGGGGCGTGTTGCCGATCGACGGCTCCGCGAAGTCGACGGGCCCCTGGCCGCAGTCGAAGAGCTGCCGGAAGTACACCTTGTTCGCCTTGATCTCCTGGAATGGGAGCGTCGCCTGGCACGGGAAGATCTTCCACGTGCCGAAGACGCGTGGGACCACGCCCCACTGGTTGACGACGTTCCTCGAGCCGGTGATCGCGTTCTGTATCCGCCCGCTCGGCGTGTCCGGGGGGCGCAGCTTCGGCGGGGGGATGAGCGCGTTCACAGCGAGCTGCCCGCCGATGGCGATCGCGCCCGTGACGGCGGCGCCGATGACCGCGGCGCCCGTGGTGCCAGCGCCGTAGCCGAGAGCGCCGGCAGCGACGGGCCCCAGGTAGATCGCGACCACCAGGATGACGATCAGCGCCACGATGCGCAGCGCTGTCTTCCCGCCGCTCTCGCCCGGCTGACTCTCCGGGATCGCTCGGACGCAGACGACGGAGTGCGCGCGCGGCCGCACATGGTGCCAGTCGCGCGGCTCGACGCGCTGCCCGTCGACGTCGACGGTCACGTGCGCGTCCTCTCGAACCTTCGCGCGCGCGAGGATCTCGGAGATGCTCGAGCCCTCGGGGACGCCGAGCTCGATGCGGTCCGTGCACCGGAACGGGCTGGCCGTGTAGACGACCCGCGGGCCGTCCGGGACTACGAGCCGGGGGGAGTCGGGAACGAGGATCTCGGGCACGCGTCCTCCATCACCGGGTGTCGGAAGACGCCGAGTATACGCGGCGCCATGACTGGCCCGTCGCGCCGCTCGCAGACCGAGTGCCACTTCGGCAGCATGTGGAGGAGCCACCCCTGGCCCACCAGGAGGCCGACGTGCGAGGGGTTCCCGTCCGTGGTCCGTAGCAGCGCCACGTCCCCTTCCCGCGCGCCCTGGGCGCCCACGTCGCGCCAGTCGGGCATCGCCGCGGAGACGACCCGCGCGACCTCGCGCGCGTCCTCCGCCCGGTCGTAGCCGTCGAGGTACATCGGGAGCTCCACGCCCCACCGCGCGCGCGTGACGCCGCGCACGAGCCCGTAGCAGTCCCACCGGTCCGGGCCCCGTCCCTTGCTCGCGTACGGCAGGCCGACCCACGGCGCGGCCCAGGCGGGGCGCAGCTCCTCGGTCATATGTCGAAGAGCTGCGGGAAGGTCGCCGGGTTGTAGGTGTTGCCCGGGTACGGCTCCGTGAGGATGCCGGGCATTCCGAGTCGGCCCTGGATCACCAGCCGGTTGATCGTGCAGGAGACGAGCTTCATCGACCAGGGGCCCTGCTCGACCGTCACCTTCGACTTGATGCGCACGATCTCGACGGTGATCGACGGCTTCGTGGCGAGCGCGAGGATCGCCTGGCCGACGGAGCGCTCGACGTTGTCGAGCTCGAGCGTCGCCTCCGGCAGCTGGTCCTTGCGCTCGTCCGGCAGCGTGATCCGGAACGGGAGCGCGAGGAAGTCGTGGCCGTCGCGCGTCACGGGCTTGATGTCGTTGATGACGTAGATCGGCTCTGCGAGGTCGGGGTGCGTGATCGTCACGCAGACCAGGGGCCCGTCGCCCGTGCGCGACGCCGCCGCCATCTTCTTGCCGTCGGTGCTGAGGCCTCTCACGCGGGGATGATCCGCAGCGGAAGGGTCGTCGACCACATCCGCCGGCCGTCAGGGAGTCCGCCCTCGTCGAGCTTCCACTTGATCTTCTCGGCGCGGAAGGCGTACGTGGCCACCTCGTCCGTCGCGGGGTGCTCCCACGTCCACGGCAGAGCGCCGTTGTCGAGCTCGTCCCGGAACCACGTGCGGAAGACCTGGAGCTGGTCGCCGTTCAGCTTGATCGGGACGTCCGCCTCCTCGAGGTGCTCGGAGTAGACCGCGTGCGCTTTCGGCGGCCCGACGTCCATCGCCGTCTCGATGAACGCTGGCTCCATCGTCAAGTCGGTGCCGAGGAACTGCTCCCACGGAAGAGTGCCGGGCCATGTGGGCATCAGCGCACCCTCGCCGACGGGTCGATCGGGTAGCGCGTCTCGAGCGCCTGCGTCAACGGCCCGCCGCGCGCGACCGAAGCTGCCATCATCTTCTCGAGCGTGATGTGGACCTCGTCGCCGTTCGGCCCTGCCTTCCGCTCCGCCTTCGCGTTCGCCGGCGTGCCCGTGTTGTTGTTCACCACGACTCGGACGTCTCCGGAGCCGCCGGCGCGAGCGCTCTTCATGGCGCCCGCCTGCTGCTGCGAGAGCTGCTGGTCGGTCAGCGGCTCCATCGTGTCGAGGTTCTCCAGCGCCGGCGCGCCGCCCGTGGGCGCGTTGAAGTACGCGCCGATCGCGTTGGCGAACGCCTGCGCGATCCCGCCCTGCAGGTTCCCGTTGCCGTCCGCCTTCCCGAACACAGCGATGAACGCCTGGTCCCCGATGAAGCGCAGGAGCCGGTCCGTGATCGAGTCGAGCGCGCGCTCCATCGCCTCGCGCATGTCGTCCGAGCCCTTGCGGAAGCTCACGAAGACGTCCTCGAAGCCCGTCTTCATGTCCTGCGCGACGCCCTGGCCGACGCGCCCGAGCCGGTCCATCGACTGCTCGGCGTCGCGGACGCCGCGGACGAAGCCAGCCCAGAACTCCTCGTCTGCGCGGTGCGTCTCCGCCAGGTGCTTCATCGTCTCCTGGTACGCGGCGTCGAACTCCTCGACGGCCGCGCCCGCCTCGAGCGCGCGCGCGCGGAGCGTCCGCCACTTCTCCGTGGCGTGGTCCATCGCCCGCTCGCTCTCCGTCATGTCGATCTGCCGGAGGTTCTCCGCGAGCGCCGCAGTGGCCTTCTCGACCGCGTCCTGCAGACTCTCCTTCTCCCGTCGCGCGCGCTCGATCTTGCGCTCCGCGGCCTCGTCGTCCTTCTTCTTCTGCGCGGTCAGGAACTTGTCGTGGTTGCGCGCGAGCTCGTCGTCGCGTGCCTGCTCGATGTCCACGACGTCGCGCCCG